TCTAAAGAGGTTAAGATGGGCATTGCCCAAGTTACAGAGGGTGATAAGTTTATCCGCGTAACTTGGACGAAGTAAGTTACACTCTGGGGAGGTTAATCGCCTCCCCTATTCTATACACTTTCCCCACCGCTATTCTCCAAATGTCTGCTACTACCACTGCAATTGATTACAACAAAGTCCGCGAAATGTTGGGAGTTGTTGTAACTGACGGGTATTATGAGTATGTTATTGCCGACTACAAAATGGGATGCGATGCTTATAAATTATGGTGCAAAAGTAGGCAGGCATTCTATTACACTGGTTACAACGGATTGCATCAATTTTTTGAGGTAATCTCTGGTTGATAGTTACATCGGGCAGGCGCAATCCTGCCCTGATGGTTTGCGTCTGATGCCAACTCTCAAAAAGTAAATCACTATGTTTGCTCTTATTTGCCTTTCTCCATTCGTAGTAATTCTTCTCCTAGTATTACTTTTCGATGATGATATTGAAACTTTAGATAAAAACCACCACCTCAAAAAGTAAATCATTTAAATGTTAATTAGTGAAACTGTATCAACCGATACCGTTTGGGGTTGCGGTGTCGCTGGCGATGCTGTAGACTTTAGAAGTCAACCACACCTGACCCGATGACTACCACCGCCACCGCCACCGCCACACAGATCACCATGATTAAAGTTTACGCTCACCATTCAGGGCAACGCTACAATTGGGGGTTTGCCCCTGAAACTGTTAATTTAGACCGTATCAAGTGGGTTGAGACTGCTAACAGTCTAAACAATATGCCGATGGAATGTATCGGCAAGATCGAAATCGTCAATCTCAGTGATATTGACGAAACCGACTTTTACGTCGGTTGAGTATATTTGAGGGGAGGTTAATCGCCTCCCCTTTCGTTACACTTTCCACCGTTATTCTTGTCATGACCACACCCGCCGCAATCTACGCAGCAAACCTAGAGTATGATCTGGCGCAAGATGAGGCGCAAACCTTTACTGTAACTGCGCGGGGGGAAACTATCAATTTCACCTCTACACTTTCCGATGCGAAAGTGTTGCAGACCCTACGCGGGATGCGTTCTACTTTCGCGCAAGATTTAGCGCGTAAGTTTAATAAACTCTCCGCGTCACAGTATGCTTGGGCGCACAAGTTGGCAGTTGACGCTAACACTCCCGCCGTTGTTGATAATACTAAACCCTCACAGTTTGAGGCGTTATTTGCTGCATTTGAGGCAGCAAAGTCTAAGGGTGCAAAGCGCCTTACGTTGCGATTTGATGGCATTAGTGTCAAACCAAACCGCGACAATACAGCACTTTGGGTTACATCCCAGAGTGAAACTGAAATGGGTGAGTATGGTCTCAAACCCAAGTACCTGGGCAAGGTTACACCGGCAGGTTGCGATTCGCGCCTGTCGGATACAGTTAAAGAGATCATAATGGGCGCTGCCAATGATCCTTTGAGTGCCGCAATCCGCTACGGAAAGGTTAGCGGAGAGTGCTCATGTTGCGGGCGTGAGTTAACCGATCCTAAGTCGATTGAGGCAGGGATCGGTCCTATCTGCGCGACGAAGTTTGGTTGGTAAGGTATATCGGGGGAGGGCACAGTCTCTCCCCTATTGTATGCGTTCGTGGGGCGACAGTTGTTTATACTTAGTGCCCCTAATCGTTCGTGATTAGTACTTCTGATCGTTCGTGTTTGGACAGTTAACGTCGCCTTATGGGTATGCCCCCCTGGCCCCATGGGGCGTATAAAAACAGCTAACTACCCTAACCTACAAAAGTAAATATGAGCTGCACATTATTTCTAAGATATAAAAATTTCCCCAGGTCCCAGAACCTCCACAACCCTCAAAATATAACACTTCCTATATAAAAATTGAAACCTTATAACTCACATATGAAAAAAAATTCCGAGGAAATTTTCGAGTCCATACAAGTCGATCCAATTACTGGCGACTATTATGTGATTATCCCAGAGAATGTCGCCAACGAACTCTCATGGTACGAAGATACTGAGATTAGTTTTAAGATTGAAGGGAATGATGTAATTCTCACAGAACGCACCGATTGACAATTGATATATAATGTTGTATGATATGAATGCAACTTACATTTTTATGGATTTAAAAGAACAATTTTGCAAGTATCTTCCAGACATTCTTGACGAAAACAAATGTTGGGAATGGAAAGGAGCAATAAATTATTTAAGAGGTGGATATGGGGTAATATGTCATAATAAGAAAACTCTTAAAGCACATAGAGTATCATACGAATTACACTATGAAAAATCTTTAGGTAATCTACATTGTCTCCATAAATGTGATAATCAATCCTGCGTAAATCCATTGCATTTATTTGCAGGAACAAATCTAGATAATGTAAAAGATAAGATAAACAAAGGTAGATGTTATAATGGTCACCAAAAAGGTGAACATAATGGTGCATCTAAATTAAAAGACAAAGATGTAATTGAAATAAGAAAGTTATATAATACCAAAAATTATACAACTATTAAACTGGGAAAGATGTATGGTGTCACTAGATCTACAATTTCTTATATTGTAAATAATAAAACTTTTAAACATTTATTGGAGAATTAATTAAAATGGCTCGTGGATTTACCGTTAAAGCATCTGCCCCAGTGGCAGCAAATAAAGAACTAGAATGGGACTATGATCTTGCAAAGGAAATGGTACGAGGCAAATCAATTGTCTTCTGCCTTCCCGGAAGAGGAGTCTCCTATACATATCTAAAGAGTTTTGTTCAACTCTGTTTTGATCTTGTTCAGTCCGGAGCAAGTATTCAAATCTCACAAGACTATTCATCCATGGTAAACTTTGCACGATGCAAATGTTTAGGAGCGAATGTACTCAGAGGTCCAAATCAACTTCCCTGGGATGGAAAACTGAATTATGATTGGCAACTTTGGATTGACTCTGATATCGTCTTCAATAGTGAAAAGTTTTGGCAATTAGTTCTGATGGACAAAGATATTGCATCCGGCTGGTATGCAACCGAAGATGGGCATACAACCTCAGTGGCACACTGGATGGAAGAAGATGATTTCCGCAATAATGGTGGAGTCATGAATCATGAGACCGTCGATAGCATCTCTAAGCGTCGTAAACCATTCACAGTTGATTATGCGGGATTTGGTTGGTTACTGATTAAGAAAGGAGTCTTTGAGCACTCTGAGATGACATATCCATGGTTTGCACCAAAGATGCAAGTATTTGAATCTGGAGAAGTTCAGGATATGTGTGGGGAAGATGTATCATTCTGTTTGGATGCAAAGGAAGCAGGATTTGAAATTTGGTGTGACCCTCGTATTAGAGTCGGTCACGAAAAGACAAGAGTAATTTGATGACTAACGAATCTTACAATATAATCTGTAAGGGACGTAAAATTTATTCTAATCTTACAGAAGAAGAATACTTCAATACTATGGAGGATTTGTCCGAACAATTTTATCAGACGGGTTCTCCAAATCCAAATGAAATTGAAACTGAAATTATAGGAGAAAATTAATGGCAATTAAAAAATCATCAGGTGGTGGGAAGCAGGTAATCGAATCTCTTCCCAAGAAGACTAAGCAAGGTTATGGGGATCATACTAAGTATTCTGCTACGTCTCGTAATAAAGCTCGTAAGAAATACAGAGGACAGGGAAAATAAATAATCTAAGTGGGCATGTCCCACTTTTTTAATGAAATAAATAAATTTTTACTACAATCATAATTGGAACAGTATTCAATGGGAACTCATCTCCTTTTGGAGGTGTACGATGTCAAATTTGACCTCTTAAATGATGTAATATCTCTCCAAAAAACAATGGAGAGGGGTATTAATCGGGCAAATATGACTATTTTAAACATTTTTTCTCATTGTTTTCTTCCCCAAGGTTGTACCATTGTCATTGCACTTTCAGAAAGTCATGTATCCTGCCACACCTGGCCTGAAAATGGTTGTACAGCAATTGATGTCTACACTTGCGGCGAAGGAAATCCCAGACTAGTTGCAATTGAGTTATTAAAATATCTAAATTCCGACAATTATAATCTTCGTGAAGTAAATCGTTAAATAGTATTAGGAGATAGAAACCTCCTTTATAAAAGTTCTGTTTTAAAATTAAAACAGGAGTTTCAAAATGCTATTCGAATCAGAAGAAAATCAAAAAAGACTCATTCAAGAAGTGGTCTATGATGTTGCACCAAAACATAACCTAAAAAAACAGGTTGAACTGCACGAAAAAATTCGTAATGATGAAGACTATGATGATTGGTCTTATGGAACAGAACCAAACTATGGTTCTCCCTGGAAGTAAGTATAAATAAATAAAAAACTTTCGTTCGATGGCAATTCAAAGGATATCCAGATCATTCAAAGATATCAGTTTATCCTTTGAACCACACCCAGTGACAAAGGATCTGCCAATACTAAAGAATGAAAATGCAATTCGCAGGTCAGTAAGAAATATTGTAGAAACTATCCCAACAGAAAGATTCTTCAATTCACTCTTAGGATCTGATATTACAAGAAGTTTATTTGAATTTGTCGATTTTGGTACTGCATCAGTAATACAAAGTCAAATTGAAATATCCATTAATAATTTTGAACCAAGAGTTAATAATGTAACAGTTCAGGTAGATCCTATTCCGGATGATAATACCTTTAATGTAACAATTATTTTTGATATTATAGGGCAAGAATTTCCAACTCAAGAATATTCATTCATATTAGAGGCAACAAGATAAAATGCCTTTCACTAAATTTACAAATCTAGATTTCGATCAGATAAAGACATCCATCAAAGATTATCTCCGTGCTAACTCCACATTCACGGATTTTGACTTTGAGGGATCTAATTTTTCGGTATTAATAGACACTCTGGCGTATAATACCTATATTACCGCATTCAACTCGAATATGGTTGTAAATGAATCCTTTTTGGATTCTGCAACTGTTCGTGAAAATGTAGTTTCACTGGCAAGAAATATTGGATATGTACCTCAGTCCAGAACGGCAGCAAAGGCACAAGTATCATTTAATATCCCCACAACCGCAACTCCCACACTCACCTTACAGAGAGGTCTAGTCTGTATAGGTTCTGTAGATAATACTTCATACACATTTTCAATCCCGGACAACATATCATCAAATGTTGTCGATGGATTTGCATACTTTGACAAAATTGACATATATCAGGGAACATTTTTAACCAAACAATTTACAGTAGATGGATCTCTGGACCAAAGATTTATTTTAAACAACTCATTTATAGACACTTCAACAATTTCTGTTTATGTGAAAGGAATTAATGATAGTGGTATTGGAGTAGAATATTCTTCTGTTGATAATATTCTTAATGTAGATTCATCCTCAAGAATCTATCTCTTACAAGAAGTTCAAGATGAAAAATATGAGTTACTTTTTGGTGATGGTATTATTGGACAAAAATTAGAAAACAACGCAGTAATCACAGTAAATTATATCGTTACTGATGGAGAAGAAGGTAACGGAGCATCTTCTTTTTCTTTTGCGGGAAGTATTAGTCCAAGTAATATAACAGGTTCGGTCTCCGTCATAACGAATCAGTCATCTCAAAATGGTTCTGAAATAGAATCCATAGATTCTGTCAAATATTTTGCCCCAAGAATTTATTCCTCTCAATATAGGGCAGTAACATCAAGAGATTATGAGGCAATTATAAAAAAAATATATCCAGATACCGAATCAGTTGCTGTTATTGGAGGTGAGGAATTAGATCCACCAGAATTTGGTACAGTATCAATAAGTATTAAACCAAAAAATGGAACCTTTGTTTCTGATTTTAATAAGCAACAAATTATTAATAAATTAAAGCAATATAGTATTTCTGGAATTAATCAAAAAATAATTGATCTTAAGATATTATATGTAGAAATTGATTCATCAATTTATTATAACTATTCTCAAGTATCGGCAGTACAATCATTGAAAACAAAAGTTATAAATTCATTAACTGAATATTCTAATTCTGTAGATCTCAATTCATTTGGCGGAAGATTTAAATATAGTAAGATTCTTCAAATAATTGATAATACTGATATTGCCATAACTTCCAATATCACTAAGGTTAGAATTAGAAGAGATTTGAAGGCACTGATAAATCAGTTTGCTCAATATGAACTTTGCTTTGGAAATAAATTTCATATTAATAGTGGTGGTTTTAATATTAAAAGTACTGGATTTAAAATTTCTGCAGATTCAGATACTGTATATCTAACAGATGTACCCAATGGCGATGGAAAAACTGGAATACTATCAATAGTAAAACCTTTAAGTGACGGAACTACAAGAATCGTTGCAAAATCTGCCGGAACAGTTGATTATGTAAAAGGTGAAATTAAACTCGGAACCATAAACATCATTTCAACATCTAAAGAAAATAATATTATTGAAATACAGGCATTCCCAGAATCAAATGATGTTATAGGACTAAAAGATTTATATTTAAATTTTAGTATTTCAGAAAGCACAATAAATATGGTAAGAGATGTAGTTGCCTCTGGTGATGAAATATCAGGTACATTATTTGCCAGAGACTATTATACATCAAGTTATTCAAACGGGAATTTAATAAGAGCATAATATGATACAGACTGGGTTCGAATCTAGAGTTAAGGTTCAGCAAGTTATTGAAAATCAACTTCCAAATTTTATTTTGGATGAAAGTCCAAATACGGCAGAATTTTTAAAGCAATATTATATTTCTCAAGAATATCAAGGTGGTCCAATTGATATTGCAGAAAATCTGGATCAATATTTAAAACTTGATAACCTAACTCCAGAAGTTGTAGTTGATAGTACGATACTTACAATAGGAATTACAACAACATCAAATATTATTACAGTAAGTAGTACTAAAGGATTTCCTCAAACTTATGGATTATTGAAAATTGATGATGAAATTATCACATACACTGGAATAACCACAAATACATTTACGGGATGTGTTCGTGGATTTAGTGGCGTTACTAATTATCATTCAAACTCAAATCAAGAAGAGTTAGTATTTTCAGAATCAGTATCAACATTTCATAATGGTGGATCTTCTGTACAAAATCTAAGTTCTTTATTCTTAAAAGAGTTTTATAAAAAAATAAAATATACTTTTACTCCTGGTCTAGAAGAATTTGATTTTGTATCAAATTTAAATGCTGGTAATTTTATAAAAGAAGCAAGATCATTTTATCAGGCAAAGGGGACTGATGAATCATTTAGAATTTTATTTAATATTTTATATGGAGTAACTCCCCTGGTAGTAAATTTAGAGGAGTTTTTAATTAAACCATCTTCGGCAGAATTTATAAGAAGAGAAGTTGTAATTGCAGAAAGAATTTCTGGAGATCCTTCTAAATTGGTAGGTCAAACAATTCAGAAATTTAATGATGAGAGCACTAGTGCCTCAATTTCTGAAATAGAACCATTCACTAGAAGTAATATACAATACTTTAAGATTTCACTTTTTGTTGGATATGAAGATTTTTCTGCTGTTCTTGGAAATTTTACAATTACTCCGAATACAAAAAGTTTAAAAAATGTTGCCATCGGGTCGTCAGTAATTTCAGTAGATTCTACAATTGGATTTCCAGAACAAGGAAAAATAATAACTGGAATCAACACAATTACCTACACCAGTAAAAGTATTAATCAGTTTTTTGGATGTACTGGAATTACATCTTCAATCTTATCTTCTGCCGATATAAGATCTGATGAAATTTATTTTGGATATGAAAATGGAGATCTGAATAAAAAAGTTGAGTTAAGACTTGCGGGAGTATTATCTAAATTTGTTCAAGTATCAGATACTTTAAATTTAGATGAAGGGCAAAAAATATCAGTTAAAAATATTGGGGATTTGATTCAAAATCCGAAGCAGAATAAGACATATAAAGAAATTTTTGCAAATTCGTGGATATACAATACTGGATCTAGATATGAAATAGAAAATATTAGCAATTTTACTTTAAAAAGTCTAATTGATAGGTCTAGTTTAAAAATTGGAGATGAAGTAGAAATTTTAGAAAGAGATACTAATAATGTAGTGTCTTCATCTGGTGCATATATTTCAAATATTTTTGTCTCAGAAAATAGAGTTATTATTGATAATTCTGGGTTTTCTGCAGAAAATGAAGTAAAATATGATCTAAGAAGAAAAATTAATACTGCAAATAGCACAATAGTTCCAATACAATTTGGAAATAATATTATTCTATCAGATATTCAAAATTTATATACCGATGATGAATATGCCTACGTAGCATCTAACTCATTACCATCCGGTAGGGATGGTTATAATGGAAATTTTACATATAAAATAACAAAAAATATTAATTCATCAGTTGCAGTTGATATATCTGATGAGATAGATAACAACTACACGAATATAGTATTTCAAAATCCTGTTCCATTTATCACTGGAAATAGAATTTACTACCAACCATCAGGAACTCCGATTGTTGGTTTAGATACTGGAGATTATTATGTACAAGTTCTAGATCCATCTAATAAAATAAGATTGTATTCATCATTATCATTTGTTGGAACTGATAATTTCTTAACATTTTCAGATTCAAATTTTGCCAATCAATCCCATAGATTTACATTATACTCTCAAAAATCTGGTATAATTGGTGCTCAAAAATTACTCAAAAAATTTCCATTATCTGAAAGTATCGATACTGGAACTGGGGAATTAACAATTCCAGGTTCAGTCGGAATGTTAATTAATGGTGTTGAAGTTAATAATTATAAATCCGATGATAAGGTATACTATGGTCCTCTAAAATCTATTAGTGTATTAAATGGTGGAATCGACTATGATGCTATTAATCCTCCATTAATATCGGTTTCTTCTGGAACTGGGTCTACGGCATTAGTTCAACCAGTGGTTAGTGGATCAATTAAAAAAGTTTATATCGATTCTCAAGACTATGATATCAATACAATTGTATCTATTGGCGTAACTGGTGGCAATGGGTCTGGTTGCATATTAGAACCCATTCTTACGAAGAGAAGAAGAGATATTTTCTTTGATGGAAGATTGACTACAAATTCTGGAGGAATTAGTTCAACCACAAATCAATTATTATTTTTAACGGACCATAATTTAAGTAATGGGGAATTAATAGTTTACAATTCTAATGGAAATTCTTCAATTGGTATTGGTACTACAAATTTAACTTTGGTCAATAATGCGATATATTATTCTAAAGTTGATAATAATAGAACTGTAAGACTCTTTCAGACTAATTCTGATTATTTGTCTGGAATTAATACAGTATCTTTTAATGGAACTAATACTGGAGGAACCCATAAGTTTTCTACCGCAGCATTTAAAAATACCATATCAGAGATTAAAATATTAAATGGTGGGAATGGATATACAAATAGAGAGTTAATTGTTTCTTCGGCAGGAATATCTACAATAAACGATACGATTAGTTTCGAAAATCACGGATTTAAGAGTGGAGAACTTGTAACTTATCGGTATGAGACATCTACAATTGGAATTTCGACATTATTTCAATATTATGTATTGAAAAATAATGATGATTCTTTTAGACTTTGTGATGCTGGAATTGGTGGAACTGATATATCAAACTATAATAGAAAAAATTATATTAAATTTTCTTCTACTGGATCGGGATATCAATATTTTAGTTATCCTAATATTTCCGTTTCTATACAATATACTCCCGTTGGATTTGGTACTACAAGTCAACAGATTCAATCTCTTGTGGCAACTCCTATTATTAAAGGTAATATTATAGATGCTTATCTATATGAAACTGGAACTGGATATGGATCTACAATTTTAAATCTTGAGAAAAAACCATTAATATCAATAAAAACTGGATCTGAGGCAAAATTAAAACCAATTATTGTGAATGGTCAAATTAATTCTGTAAATATTCAATATGGCGGAATTGATTATTATTCAACTCCCGATTTAGTTGTAACTGATTTAACTGGTGCTGGATCCGGAGCAGATTTAAGGCCAGTTATTACCAACCAAAAAATAACAGACATTAAGATAGTAAATCCAGGAATTGGTTATTCAAGCACCTCAACAATAATTAAAGTAAATCCTTCAGGTTCTAATGCAATTTTAAATGCTAACATTAGGTCTTTAACTGTAAATAATAATGTAAAGTTTGGTGATGAGATTTTAATAGAAACTCAAAATCAATTGCAATATTCTGTTTGTGGATATTTTGATAACCTAAGAAGTTCATTTGGTGACAGTGGGTCTCAAATATCTAATATAATAGGATGGGCATATGATGGAAATCCAATATATGGATCATATGGATATTCTAATCCAGAGGATACTAATTCTACTCCAAAAATTTTAACTTCTGGATATACATTAAGTTCTTCTAACATTATTGATAGACCAGAATTGCCGTTAGGGTTCTTTGTTGAAGATTACAAGTACACAAATTCTGGAGATTTAGATGAAAATAATGGAAGATTTGGAAAAACACCAGAATTTCCAAATGGAGTTTATGCATATTTTGCAACTATTAACCCAACCTCCTTCACTTCCCAGTTCCCATATTTTATAGGAAACAAGTACAGATCTAATACTATAAATGAAAACTCTACTTTAAACCAAAAATTTGATTTTAATAACTCAAATTTACTTAGAAATACCTTACCATATAAAGTATCAGATAATTATGCAAAAAATGATTTTATAATAGAAACTAATGAAATTACTAACCAAGAGTCAATTGTAGAATCAGTATCTGAAGGATTTGTAAATTCTTTTGATATTATTAATTCTGGATCTGATTATAAAGTTAACGATGTTTTAAATTTTGATGATACTAATACTTCAGGAGGTGGATTAATAGCAAGAGTATCTTCAATAGAAGGAAAAGATATTACAAAAATAGATACTTCTATAGAAACTTATGAAAATTCTATTTTTACATATAATGATGGAGCAGAAGTAAAAGTTACCATTAAACCATATCACAATTTGTCTAATAATGATTTTGTTGTGGTTTCCGGATTTTCAACTAATTTATCTAAGTTGAATAATTCATACAAAATTGGAGTATCTTCATATTATTCAAATGTTCTTAAGGACATTCCATCAACATCAACATCCGGATTAACAACTGAAATTTATATTACACAACTCCCAACAATAGTATCTATTGGAAGTAGCATTAAAATAGGCAATGAAACATTATCAGTACTAGAAGTATATAAAAATCTCAATATACTTAAAGTTCAGAGAGGATCTACTGGAGTATCTCATACTGCAACTACACAAATAAACTTTATTCCAGATTCATTTACTATTTCACAAAAAATAGATTACTTTGATTCTAAAGTTAATGATAAGGTGTATTTTAATCCAAAACAATCAGTAGGAGTCGGTACTACACCAGGAATTACAACTAATATAACATTTGAATTTGGAGATTCTAATATTACCAGAACTATTCCAACACAGGGAATTTATATTGAGAATCATCCATTTACAAATAATCAACAAGTAATATTCGTAAATAACGGAACAAATATACAAATTTCAACTTCATCAGCAGCACCTACTACATTTGGTTTACCTCAAAATGTATATGTAACCAATAAAAATAAAAATACAATAGGAATAAAAACCACCCTTAATTCTTCCGAAGTATTCTTTACTGGCAATGGTATTGATAATGATAAGTATTCATTTGAAAGTGTATATCCACAAATAATCGGAAGAGTTGAAAGAGTTAAGTCTACCGTTTCAGTATCGACTTCTCACGAACTTTCTAGTTCAGACGTTATTAGTTTAAGTATCGAACCAAATCTTTCTGTTGGTATTGGAACTTCTACTGGTATTAGAGTAAAAAGAGATTTAATAACTGGAAATATTTTAATCAATCCAATTGGATTTAGTTCAACCGGAATTAACACATCAACGAATACCATTTCAATTAATTCACATAACTTAAAAACCGGAGATAAAATTCTATATTCATCTAATGTAGTTGCATCTGGATTATCAACTGGACTTTATTATGTTTACCGAGTTAATGATAGCACAATAAAACTTTCTGAAACATATCTAGACTCTAAAACCATTCCCCCAACAACAGTAAGTATTGCCGGAACTGGTGGTTCAAGTCAAAGTATTTCATTAATAAATCCCCAAATTGAATCGATTAAAAATAATAACCTTGTATTCAATTTATCAGATAGTTCTTTAGTGGGATATAAATTTAAACTTTATTATGATCAAAATTATAATAATGAATTTATTTCAACTCCATCTTCTAATTTGTTTGTACTATCTGGCATTGGAACTATCGGAGTCTCCACTAATGCCTCTCTGGCAATTAATTATAGTGAAAGTTTGCCAACAAAGTTATATTATAATTTAGAAAAATCTGGATATATTAGTACTTCAGACACAGAAGTGAATAACTATTCCGAAATATTATTTGCAAATAGCGTATATAATTCTAATTATACAATTTCTGGTGTAGGAGCAACAACATTTATTGTTTCTTTATCTAAAAAACCAGAAAAATTAACATATACTCAAAATGAATGTGATAAATTAAAATATACTACAACTTCACTATCAGCAAAAGGTTCTATTGATAGAATTAATATTATTTCTGGTGGGTCTGGATATAAAAAACTTCCAACATTCGTAGGATCTAATTCTGTGAACGGAAAGGATGCTTACATTACTGCAAAATCTACATCTATAGGCAATGCAAAGGAAGTAAGAATTGTCAGTGAAGGATTTCAATATTCTTCAGATAAAACTTTACAACCAATTGCATTCATATCTCCCCTAATCACAATTAAAGACTCAAATACAATTGGTATTGTTACAGTTAATAATGGCGGAAATGGATATACTGATGCACCATCTGTAATAATTGTGAATTCTAGCACTGGAGAAAAAATTGATAGTGGAATATTGGAAGCAAAACTATCAGGAAATTCTATTGATTCCGTAAGTATTATACAGCAACCAAATGGTCTTCCAGAAACAACGGTACAATTATTCACCACCAATAACACTAATGGAATTAGTATTCAACAAGTTCAATCTTCTTCAAGTGGAATATTTACTTGCTTCATAACAACACCAACTTTAGGATTTTCTACTTTTGTACCATATCCTTTTAGTGTTAATGATCAAGTATTTGTGGAAGGAATTCAAAAATTTAGTACCGAAGGGACTGGGTTTAATTCTGAAGACTATGGATATGAATTTTTTACAATTAGCAATATTGATACCGCAGGAGTTCTTGATTCAGTAACAATTAATATTTCCGGTTTAACTACAAATACTGGAATAGCAAAAACAATTCAGGATTCTGTTGGTAATATTATAAAAAGAACTGATTATCCGTCATTTAATGTTACTCAAATTCCATCTAAATTTATTGTTGGAGAAAAACTTATTTCAAATAATACTGAGAGAAACTTAGAAATTTCTTCATATGAAAATTCATTTATTAAAGTATCCGGAACCTATGAGTTGTCTGTTGGAGAAATTATTATAGGAAAAGAATCTGGAAATATAGCAACAATAGATAAAATTGAATCCGGTATCGGTAGATTTAAGATTGACTATTCAGTTGAAAAAAACATTGGATGGTCTAATGATATTGGTAAATTAGATCAAGATAATCAAGTTATTCCTGATAATGATTATTACCAAAATCTTTCATATACTGTAAAGAGTCCAATTACATATCAAGAATTAAGAACACCAGTTAATAGTTTAGTTCATACAAGTGGATTGAAGAATTTTTCTGACACTGGAATTACATCAACTACAAACTTTGGTGCTATAAATTCCGAGAATGCTACATCTATAATTTATGACATAATAGAAGAAAACCGAGTAGATACAATTTATGATTTTGATTTAGTAAAGGATATTGATATAGTTGGAACTTCTTCAAAATTCTTAAAATTAAAAAATAAAAAATTAACTGATTACATTGAGTGTAGAAGTAATGTAGTTTTAAAAATAGATGACATAAATCGTCAATTTTCAGATGCTGATGGAAATCCAAGTGAATTTCTCAATTTACTGGAATTAAATTCTGGAGTATCTTATGGCAATATACTAGTCAGAGTTTCTAGTCTGGATAATACTGAAATTCAATTGACAGAATTAGTTTTACTGAATGATGGAAGTAATTCATTTTTGGCAGAAAAATCAACTCTAGTCAATACTGGAGTAGGACTTGCACATATCTCCGGAGAACCAATAGGAGAATTTATATTAATTGAAGACGATGCGGATGATAATACTTACTTAAGATTTATTCCAAATAATCCATTCGATATTGATTATGATGTTAAACTAATTAATAGTAATTTTAATTCCAGTTCACCGGGAATTGGAACAACTTCTATTGGATTCATAAATCTAACTGGTTCTAATAAAACTGCGGCATCTGGAATACAAACTTCAATTATATCCGTAGAATCTAATAAGTTTTCTTCATTGTATTTAAATGTCCAGATTGTTGGTTCAGCAACAACTCAAATGAACTTTGCCGAAGTTTATTTGAATCATGATGGAGCAGATACTTATATTTCAGAATATTATTTTGATTCGGAATTTTCAAGTAATTATTATTCCGGAAATAATATAGGAATATTCACGGCAAGTATTTCTCCTTCCGGAATTTTATCATTAAACTATATTAATAATTCATCAAATTCGGTAGATATTAGATCAAAGATTGTTGGGTTTGGAACAACATCTGTAGGAACTGGTGCATATAGATTTATATCTCCAGGTCAAATACCAGGAAATGAGAGAAGTGTGGTATATCAATCAACTTATTCGTCCACAGTTTCTTCCGCATCAACTGTCATATCATTAGATAAATCTAATTTTAATGCGGTTAAATCTTTAGTAAAAGTCAGTTTCGGATCGACAAGTGCTCTTCATCAAATTATGTTACTACAAGACGAAACTAACATTTATGTTCAACAGTCACCATTTCTTTCTGTTGGAAGTACTACCGGAACTAGTACTTTTGATAGCAACGGAATTGGAACTTTTGGTGGAGAATATTCTGGCAGTAATTTTACACTAAAATTTTATCCAGAACCAACAGTAACTTCAAATATTAATATTTTAGCATTTAATCAATGTTTATATACAACTTTAGATACTCAAAATACTGCTCCAAATTTAAGTTATGGAACAGTAGAAGAATCGATTGATATCAAATTATACAATGCAATTAATGGGAGTAGAATAAATAAAACTAATTTCAATCTAAACTCCAATGGAATTGAAATTTTTAGAAAAAGATTTAATCCAATAAATCCATTAACTCCAGACCCATCAACGGGAATATTCACTATACAAAATCATTTCTTTAGTAATCTAGAAAAACTTATCTATACGCCAAAATCAACATTTATTGGAGTTGGTGCCAGTGCCGTTGGAATTGGTTCAACTCTAAATTCTGTAGGTGTTGTAACTACAATACTCCCATCTGATGTTTATGTTATAAAATTATCAGATAATACATTTAAATTATCCACAAGAAAGGATTATGCTACACTAGGAATTGGAGTTACATTTACTTCATACGGTAGTGGTAATGCACACCAACTTGAAATGGATAAAAAACTTGAAAAATCACTGATTACTATCGATAATATTGTCCAATATCCATTACAATTTACTCCAATATCGTATAATTTGCTTGGAAATGGGGGGCAAATAAGTGCAGGATCTTCAGTATTTGCTTTGAGTGGAATATCTACAATTATACCAAAAGATATTCTAAAAATTGATAATGAATATATGGGAGTAGTCAATGTTGGATTGGGAACGACCAATGTTGGACCCATTACAAATAGTGGAAATATTAATTTAGTTGAAGTAAGCAGAGCATTTGTCGGATCATCAGCAACAACTCATACAGACACTACTTCAGTAAGAATTTATAAAGGATCTTATAATATTGTTGATAGTAATATTTTCTTTGCTGAATCTCCAAGAGGAAATCCACAAATAATTAGAGACTCTAGTAATTTGATTTTTGAAACTTCCGATTTTACGGGAAGAGTTTTCTTAAGAAATGATTACACATCAAATCAACTATATGATGATATTTCAAGTCAATTTACGGGTATTGGTAGAACTTTCACATTAACTGTTGGTGGAGCAAACACTGTAGGACTAGGAAGCACTGGAGGAAATGGAATTTTGTTTATAAATGGCGTTTTCCAAACTCCAACAACTATTAATAATCCACAAAATAATTTTAGTATTATTGAAAATACTGTTTCTGGAATATCTAGTGTAGTATTCTCTGGTATTACATCTTCTGGTACTGGCACAATTATTACGTCAGAGTTTGATGTAAATCAAAATCAAATCCCCAGAGGAGGTATAATTATCTCGTTGGGTTCTTCTACTGGTCTTGGATATGCACCTCTTGTGGGAGCAGCAGTAACTGCCGTAGTTGGTGCTGGAGGCAGTATAGTATCTGTTGGACTAGGAACTACTGATAATCTTGGTTCTGGATATAATGGTATTGTTTCGATAGGAGTTTCAGTATATCAAAATGGACACACAGGTGCTGCAGCAACGATATCAGCAACAGTTGGAGCGGGTGGAACTCTATCATTTACTGTTGTTGGTGGTGGAACTGGATACACAACTCCTAAAGTATTTGTATCTGAACCATCATATGAAAATTTAAGTGTAATCGGCGTATCTAGATTAGGACTTGGAGTAACAACAAGAACTGGAATAGGTCTTTTACTCAACGTTGAAGTTGGTGCAAGTTCTACAACTGGAATAGGATCAACATATTTTGAAGTTTCTAGATTTAGTATTTCTAGACAGGGTTACTCATTCCGAAGAGGAGATGTATTTAAACCAGTTGGATTAGTGACTGCTAAGGGATTAGCATCTCCACTATCAGAGTTCAAATTAACAGTAGTTGATACATTTTCAGATTCTTTTGCCGCTTGGCAGTTTGGGGAGTTTGATTATATAGATTCTATAAAAAATTATCAAGATGGAGTAAGAACAAGATTCCCATTATTCTATAATAATGAATTATTAAGTTTTGAATCTCTAGAAGATTCTCAGGTAAATCTTTCAAATGCACTATTAATTGTTATAAATGGAGTAATTCAAGATCCTGGAGTTGCATATGAATTCGATGGTGGAACTAGTTTCGTATTTACAACTGCCCCAAGACCAGAAGATAATGTTGCCATTTTCTTCTATAAGGGTACTGATGGTGATGATGTTGTTGTAAATGATACGATTAATGAAACTCTAAAAAGAGGTGACACCGTACAGGTTCTTAAGAATAATTCAATTTCAGGAACAATAACACAAGATAAGAGGACAATATTTGATTTATCATTCTCTGATAAGTTTGAGACTAATTTATATTCAAATCAAGGAGTTGATTCAGAAAATAATAAACCATTAAGTTGGATTAAACAAAAAGTTGATAGGAAAATTAACGGAGAAGATGTTTATAAAACTAGAGATTCTATTGAATCTTTGATTTATCCAACTGCTAAAATTATCAAAGATTTTTCAACGACAGATACTCAAATATTTGTAGATAATGCAGAATTCTTTGAGTATGATAATACTATCAGTCCAGAATCTTTTAGTTCTTTAATTGTCAATGGAATTTCCACTAATGCAAGTGGAGCAGTTGAATTAATTTCAAATATTACTTTAGTTAACGGATTCTCTGGAATTATTACAGGAATTACAACCACAACAGGTAGTGGTGGAAATCCACTGGCACTTAGATTCCATTTAAATTCTCCATCATTTGCAGGTTTATCAACTGGATATCCAATTTACATCTTTGATACAAGAGTTGGAAAGGGAGTGACTTCTATTGATACATCAAATTCTGCAGTGGTTGGAATTGGAACAACTTTTATAGATAATATTTACTACATTCATCAGTTCTCCTCTAGTGGTGCTGTTGGAATTATTACTTGTAACATATTATCAACTACATCCACGATTGGACTCTCTTCTTCTGGAAATGTATCGAACCCAATAGGCAAATTCTCTTGGGGTAGAATGTCTGGATTTAGTAGATCAAGTTCTCCAATTTCAATAGGAGTAACCGGAAATACTGTGGATGTTGGATTAACAACCTTTGCAACTATTCAACGAAGAGGAATTGGGATTAGACAAACTGGAGCACTTCCAAAACTTTTATAAATACTTAAAAAATATTAATATGGCGGCAATAGTAACAGATCAATTTAGAATAATAAATGCGAGTAATTTTATAAATTCCGTAACTGGTGGTAACGATTCTTACTATGTTTTTTTGGGATTAGATAATCCGGCACAAATTGGATTCGGAAGAACTACTAATTGGGATAGCAATATTCCAAATCCAACAGATAATTTGGAATATTTAAGTCATTACAGAGACACATCTTTATTTGCTAAAAAAATTACATCTAGTAATATTAGGAGACTTATAAGAAAAGTTACTTGGACTTCTAATACATCCTATGAGATGTATAGGCACGATTATAGTATTCAGAATCCAACACCAAATTCAAACTCAAGTAGATTATATGATTCCAATTATTATGTAATTAATAGTGATTTTAGAGTTTATATTTGTATAGATAATGGTTCTTCTGGTACTAGTTTGAAAGGTGGAAAATCTCAAGATGAACCCACTTTTACAGATTTGGAACCTTCGGCGGCAGGAACAAGTGGGGATGGATATATTTGGAAATACCTATTTTCAGTTTCCCCCAGTGATATTATAAAGTTTGATTCTACAGAATATGTTGTCGTCCCTAATGATTGGGCAACTTCAACAGATTCTCAAATTATAAGTGTAAGAGAAAATGGAGATTCCGGATCTACAAATCCAAATCAAATTAAAAAAGTATATATTGCATCTGGTGGTCTCGGATATAGTTCTGGTGTTGTTGATATTCTTGGCGATGGATCTGGAGGTAGAGTTTCTATAACAGTAGATAGCAGTGGATCTATTACATCTACTCAAATTGTTGCAGGTGGATTTGGGTATACTTGGGGAATTGTTGATTTAGGTAGTCTTCAACCTGTGGGAAGTCTTCCAAATCCAGCAAAATTAATACCAATCATTCCACCATCAAAAGGACATGGTTACGACATTTATACCGAATTGGGAACAGATAAGGTATTGGTATATGCCAGATTTGATGACTCAACAAAAGATTTTCCAACGGACACTAAATTTGCTCAAGTTGGAATTATAAAAAATCCAACTACTTTTTCTTCAAATACTGCTATTTTTACAGAAAATCAATATTCATCTTTAGGAGCAATTAAATTAGATCAAAACTTTACTGCAACTCCAGGTATCGGAGAAGAAATTACCCAAACTGTGACTAATGGAACTGCAAGAGGTTATATTGCATCATATGATAGTGAAACTAAAGTCTTAAAATATTTTCAAGATAGATCTTTATATTTTGGAAATAGTTTAGATCAAACTGATCGTACAGATCACTCTAGAGTTTATAATTTCGAATCTACTGGAGGATCAATTATTTCAACTGGAGCATTTCCATTTACAGTATCTATTGCTAGTACTTTCGGGACTCCCACCCCAACAAATAAAGTTACAGTTGGAGGTAAAGTTGTAGACTTAGGAGTAACTTTCACTGCAGGTCTTGCAAATCCAGAGATAAATAAAAAGACAGGAGATATAATTTATATTGATAATAGACCCCTGGTAACAAGAGACATTAGGCAAAAAGAAGACATTAAAATTATCCTGGAATTCTAACTAAAAATGGCACAAAAAACAGATTTAAACATCAGTCCATATTATGATGACTTTGATTCTGAAAAGAATTTTTACAAAGTCTTGTTCAAACCAGGATATCCAGTACAGGCAAGAGAATTAACAACTCTTCAATCTATTTTACAGGATCAGGTAAAATCTTTTGGAAGTCATATATTCAAAGAGGGATCGGTAGTTATTCCTGGAAATATTGCCTATGATGGAAATTTTAATTCTGTAAAACTTAATCCAACTAATTTTGGAGTTGATATTTCTCTTTATATTAATAATTTTATTGGTAAAAAAATATCAGGGCAAATATCAGGAACAACAGCAATAATTCAATTTGTTTCTCTCCCCGATGGAGAAAATGTAGAAGATTTAACAATATATGTAAAATATTTGGATTCTGATAATAATTTTCAGTTTAATCCGTTTGAAGATGGGGAATCATTAATTGCAGAAGAAAATATAACTTATGGTAATACTACCATTAATGCAGGAACTCCATTTGCATCATTAATAGCACTGAATGCAACATCCGTAGGTTCTTCTGCATCTATTGGTGATGGAGTTTATTTCATTAGAGGTTATTTTGTTAATGTATCTAAACAAACTATAATTTTAGATAATTATACAAATACGCCTTCATATAGAGTTGGACTAAAAATTGACGAATTAATTCTCAGTGCTGGGGATGACAGTTCATTGTATGACCCATCTAAGGGATTTACAAACTATGCAGCACCAGGAGCAGATAGATTTAAGATTGATTTAACTCTAACGAAGAAATTTATATCAGACCTCAACGATACTGATTTTGTTGAACTTTTGAGAGTTGAAAATGGAAAAATTAAAATTATTGAACAAAAAAGTCAATATAATATAATCAAAGATTATATGGCAGAAAGAACTTATGATGAATCTGGAGATTATACGGTTGAACCATTTAATGTATCTGTAAATAATTCTTTAAATGATAGATTAGGTAATAATGGTTTATTTTTCAATACTGAAATTACTGAACAAAGAAACTCACCATCAGAAGACTTGATGTGTTTAAAGATATCCCCAGGAAAGGCTTATGTAAGGGGGTATGATGTTGAAAAAATATCAACAACGATTATTGATATTGATAAACCTAGAGATACTGCATCCATTCAAAATGTAAATGTTCCCTTTGAGATGGGAAATAATATTGTAGTCAATAATGTATCTGGAGCACCAAAACAAAAACTTACAATAGATTTATTAGATCAATTTGTGGGATCTGGGACTACTATTGGGAATGCAAGAGTGTATAATTTTAGTTTGACCGATGCTGCATATAGTAATGATGCTACTAATTGGGATCTATATCTGTACGACATTCAAACTTATACAACTATTGTTTTAAACTCTATAATATCAAGTACAGAATTACCAGCAACATCGTATGTAAAGGGAAAAAGTAGCGGCGCTAGTGGGTATGCAGTCTCTGCTGGTGGATCATCCAATACAATCAGTCTGAGACAAACTTCCGGAACATTTTCAGTTGGAGAGCAGTTAATTATCAATGGGATTGATTTTCCAAGAACTATTAGAACAGTAACTGCATATTCTACAGAAGATATAAAATCGGTAAAACAGACCGGAATATCTGGATATCCAACATTTACTGCCGACTGTTTGCTTGAAAGATTTAGACTTCCAAATGGAGTGACTCAAGTAACAATCAGTGGAGGAAATACTGTAGTAAGTCCTGGAAAATTTTTTACTGGCGTAAAAGTTGGTTCAATTATTAGATATCAAACCACTTCGGGAGACGAATCATTTAATAGAGTAACCGCAGTTTCTGCCGATGGTGCATCACTAAGTATTGTTGGTGTTACTACAGTCTCCGGAATATGCACTGGTGCTGTAACAAATGGAACTTATAACAATGTTTTTATTGGTGCTCCAATAATAAGAAATGAGAATTCTGGGTTCCTATATGCACAATTACCAGATCCTAATGTTTCTTCAGTAAATCTTTCAGATTCATTATTAACAATTTCCGAACAAATAACCGGACAAGGCACAAATAGTAGTGGAGTACTACAATTCAATGCTTCAGCAATTAGTGGAATTTCTAGTGCATTTTTTGAGTCATTTGATCAAGAAAGGTATTCAGTACACTACAGTGGAGGTGGTATTGGTACAGTAACTTCGGATCAATTTGTTTTGAGCGGAAATACGGTAACTATTAGTGGATTATCTCCTTCGGAGACAGGTGTTGTTGTAAATACCACATTGGTTAAAAATGGAATCCAGAGCAAAGTAAAAACATACAATAAAAGTAATACCTTAACCATAGCGAGATCAAAGTATCCACAATCAGGAACTGGTATTAGTTCTTCAATTGGAGATGGTCTTACTTATAATCAATTTTATGGACTAAGAGTTCAAGATGAAGAAATATCACTAAATTACCCAGATGTAGTAAAAATTATTTCAATTTACGAGTCATTTGATTCCTCGGCACCTACTTTAGATCAGATACAATTTGGTGCTAGTGCTAATGTATCAACTAATGCTATTATTGGTGAAAATATTCTAGGAAATGATAGTAAATCCATTGCAAGAGTTGTTTCAAAACCATTTACTAATGTTCTTGGTGTAGTATATTTAAATTCGGAAAGATTTACAAATTCTGAGACAGTTACATTTGAAGAATCAAATGTAACTACGGAAATTGAAGCAATAACTCCCGGAAAGTATAAAGATATTACCAATTCGTATAGACTTGACAAAGGACAGAAAGATCAATATTATGATTATTCTAGAATTGTCAGAAATAAGGGCACTACAGAACCATCAAAACAACTTTTAGTTGTGTTTGATTATTATTCAATTCCTTCTAATGATAGTGGTGATGTATTTACAGTATTAAGTTATGATAAAGATAGATTTACACATGATATCCCATTTATTGGACCAAGATCTGTAAGATCCTCAGATACTTTAGATTTTAGACCAAGAGTTTCTATTTTCACCTCAGATAGTTCTTCACCATTTGATTTTGCATCAAGAACTCTAAATCCCACACGCATTTTATCACCAAACGAAAGTTCATTACTTGGTTACGATTATTACTTAGCAAGAATTGACAAACTATATCTTGATAGAAATAAAAACTTTATCCTTGAAAAGGGAATATCTTCAAATACTCCTAAGGAACCAGAAAAAAATGATGCTGTGATGGAAATTGCAACTATTAAATTACCCCCATATCTTTATAATCCAGCAAATGCCGTGGTGACATTGAAGGATAATAGAAGATATACTATGAGAGATATTGGACTAATTGAAGATAGGGTGGAAAACTTAGAGAGAGTTACTTCGCTGTCTCTATTAGAAGTAAATACTCAGACTTTACAGATTCAAGATTCTGATGGTAATAATAGATTTAAGAGTGGATTTTTTGTAGACGATTTTAAAAATTATTCGTTTATTAACAGAGGATTATCCTCCATTAGAGTTAATACATCTACAAATGAAATAACACCTGTTACTAGTAGAAATTCACTTAAATCACAAATTGCACCCGAATCTGCAGTTACTGATGAAAATTTGGATTTTTCGGAAAATTTTAAGTTACTAGATCCAAATGTCGTAAAAACAGGAAAAGCAGTAACTTTAAAGTATGAATCTATTGGGTGGATAGAGCAGGCGTTTGCAACGACAGTCGAAAATGTAAATCCATTTAATGTGATTGTTTATAGTGGTGATATTAAGTTAAGTCCAGAAATTGATAACTGGGTTAGAACAGTTCAACTTCCCGATAAAAATATCAGCATAACATTAAATTCTAGTAGAACTCTCACCAACAATTTAACTAGTAATGTTTCAGTTACTTTGACACCAATTAATACTCAAACAAGTGACACAGTTAATCTTCCTGATATTTTTGGAGAAGGTAATTTTACTAGAATTGTTGGTAATGACCAAAATCAAACTTCATCAACTGCTACAAATACTACTTCTAATATTTCAACAACTGAAAATTTTGATACGGTAAGTAATACCGATACAACAATAAGAAATGTATTAATATCATCATCTAATGAATCATTTATGAGGTCCAGAAATATTCAATTTTCTGTATCTAATGTCAAGCCATCTACACAATTTTATCAATTCCTCGATGGAAATAGTGGAGTTGATTTTATTCCCAAATTAATTGAAATAACTAATTCATCCAAAGCATTTGTAGTTGGGGAAACTGTTATTGGAACATTTGGTGATAATAATTTAATTTCATTTAGAGTTGCAGCACCAAATCATAAGTATGGTCCATATAATTCACCATCTACCACATATACAATTAATCCATATATTAGAACCGAATCTATAGCATCCGGATATAGTCAATCATCAAAAGTTTTGAATGTTGATACGGTTTCACTATCAGAAGAATCTCAAGGAAAGTATTCTGGATATTTACTTAGAGGTATGCAATTGGTTGGTCAGACTAGTGGATCTGTGGCAACCGTAAGCGACCTAAGACTTATTTCTGATAATTTTGGAGATTTGATCGGGACATTTTACTTAAGAGACCCAAATACAATTCCAACTCCAACTGTAAGAATTTCTACTGGAACTAAAACATTTAAGTTGAGTTCAAGTTCAACAAACGATCCAGGTCTTCCAGGAAGTTCGGACACTTCAGTTGCTGAAACAAATTTCAATTCTGATGGTACACTTGAACAGTGGGAAAATACTGTTACGGCAACTACTAAAAATCTAACAACAAAAACAGTCACTAATCTTACAACAAATACAACAACATCACAAACGACAATAAATACTCATACTAGAACAACTATCCAGAGATTTGTAGACCCTCTTGCACAATCTTTTGTTGTTGGTGGAAATATAGAGGCTCCGGATTCTTCTAGAGAAGGATTAGCAACTGATGATTCTAATGGTGCCTTTTTAACTGCCGTTGATTTATTCTTTGCCAAAAAAGATAGTGGAAATGCTACGGTAAAAGTTGAAATAAGAACTGTAGAACTGGGAACCCCCACAAGGATTGTTATTGGAAATTCGGTTACATTAAGACCAAGTGAAGTAAATATTTCTTCAGATGCTTCCGCTGCAACTAAGGTTACTTTTGATGAACCAATTTACCTACCACCAGGAAGAGAGTATGCTGTCGTAATCATTTCAGAAAATAGTGATCAGTATGAGATGTGGACTGCAGTTATGGGTGAAAAAACTGTCAATACCAAAAATCTCCCAGATGTAAATGCCGTAACCTACTCAAAGCAATTTGCGATGGGAAGTCTGTTCAAATCTCAAAACGGATCTATATGGACAGCAAATCAATACCAAGACCTCAAGTTTAAACTTTATAAGGCACAATTTATTGAAAATCAACCAGGAACTGCATTTTTCTACAATCCAACATTAGATGAAAGTAATGGATATGTTCAGAGATTAGGAAACAATCCGCTAACAACATTACCAAAAACACTTACTCTTGGAATTACTACAATAACTAATGCATCATTGATTTCTGATTTATCCAAAGGTAGAAAGGTTGCTGGATCACAACCGTATGTCTATGGATATGTAATTGGAACAGGAAGTTCGGTAGCAACAGTAGGATTAACTACGGGAGGAAGTAATTATGTTACAGATTCTAATGTAAGTACTTATAATATTACTGGAAATGGTTCTGGACTTGTTTTAAGTATTACAGCAACTTCAGGAACAATTACCGGAACCCCAATAATTGTAAATCCCGGAAATGGATATGCGGTAGGAGATGTTGTCGGTATTGTAACTTCTACAGTAGGAACCGGAACTTCCGTGCGTGGGCGTGATGCAAAAATTACAATAACTGGAAACAATAATAGTATTGATACTTTATACCTTTCCGGAGTTCAGGGTAATACTTTTACAGTTGGTGCCGGATTAAGTTATTACAATAATTCTAATGCAATAGTTTCTCTTGCAAGCACTACAATTAGAAATTCTACACCTTCAACTGATCAATATTCTGGAAATTTCATAAGAGTAGAACATTTTGACCACGGAATGTACGGAAATACAAATAAACTTAGAATTTATAATGCAGAATCTAGTACCGCACCAGTTGCAATTACTTCACCAATAACTTCAACGTCAACAACAATTGCTATCGGAGATACTTCAAACTTTGGAACTTTTGAAGGAGTTTCTGTAAGTGGATCTAATCCTGGATATATAAAAATTGGAAATGAAATAATTAAATATCAGTCTATTGGTAGTGGATTCTTAGGCACTATTACTAGAGGTATTGATTCTACTATTTCAATTGATCATAATGCCAATAGTTTAATGTACAAGTATGAACTGAATGGGGTTTCTTTAAGAAGAATTAATACAACTCACGATATTAGTGATTTAGATATCGGATTGGATGGTTATTATCTCGAAATTGATAGGACTGCAAATGGAGAAAATAGAAGTTCCGATGCAAGTACACCAAATACGCCACAACTACAATTTACTTCAGAATCAACATTAGGAGGTTCTAAAGTTCTAGCAAGTGAAAATATTCTTTATAGTTCAATAGTACCGACATATAACCTTATTACTCCAGGATCTTCCACATCGGTTTCGGCTGTGATTAGATCTGTTTCTGGAACAAGTGTAAGTGGAAATGAGACTTCATTCTTGGATAATGGATTTGAACCAATTCAGTTGAATGCATTAAATACACTAAAAACAGTGAGACTTGTATGTTCTAAAGAAAATGAAACTGAATATCTCAATAATTTGCCAAGAAATAAATCATTTACTACAGGAATAACTTTAAGTACAACAGATTCTAATTTATCACCTATAATATTCTTAGATACTGCATTTACTGAGTTTATTTCCAATCGTTTGAACAGTCCAGTTTTTGATTATGCATCTGATGGTAGATCTAATTCTATATTGGATGATCCACACGCAGTAGTGTATGTTTCAAGATCAGTAAATTTGGTACAACCAGCAACTTCTCTTAAAGTTATTTTATCTGCATATCGTCACGAATCTGCCGATTTTAGAGTTTTGTATAGTCTGTTTAGGCCAGACTCTTCTGAAGTTGAACAATCATTTGAACTATTCCCCGGTTATGATAATCTTACTTCTACGGCATCTGGACTTTCGGTAGTTGATTCTTCTCTAAATAACGGAAAACCTGATTCTTTCGTAAGTTCTAGTTTGGACAATCAATTCAAAGAATATGAATTTACCGCAAACAATCTTGGGTTGTTTAATGGATATGTAATTAAAATAGTAATGTCAGGGACTAATCAAGCATATCCACCAAGAATCAAAGAACTTAGGACTATTGCGGTAAGATGATTAGAGTAAAGGGGCACACGAATCTTTATAGAGATGAAAATAGTGGAGCTATTGTTAATTGCGATTCTGTGGCATATAATCAATATCTCAATATAATTAGTAATAAAGAATCTCAAAAAAAAGAATTAGATACGATTAAACAAGATATTAATGAAATTAAATCACTATTAAAGGAGTTATTAAATGGATCCAAATGAAATTGAATTGCAGTCAGTAAATAAGTTATTTGAATATGAAAAACACTGTAGAATTATTGATGAATTGAGTTCCGAACAATTAAAAAATTTCTCAAAACTTTATTGCAAATTATATTTAAAACAGCAAGAAACTCTCACATCTCTTATGAATCTTTAGAGTATAAATATACTTAAGGAATATATTAAAAAAATGGCAGTCTATGTTTCCAATATTGTCATTGACCAAGGATTCGACTTCTCCACTATATTTGGATTAGAAGATACCAGAACAAATTCAGCTTTAAATATAACTGGATATGGTATAACTTCACAATTGAGAAAAAGTCCTTCAAGTTTGACTGCAGTCTCTTTTGGATCAAGTATAGTTAATCCCCTTGTCGGTGCGATAAAAATTTCGCTGACAGATGAGCAAACTCTAAACTTAAAACCCGGAAGATATGTTTATGATGTAATGTTGGAATATGGGGGATTGGGTTCTGGGGGGGCAAAATATAAAGCTGTTGAGGGAATGGTTCTAGTTAGATCGGGGGTAACACGCTAATGCCAAATATACCAGATAGAATTGGTGGGCAAAATGTTATTAGAGTACTTTCTAATAGCATTTCACCTTCAACGCGATTAGTAGATTTGAGTGATGTTGATACATCAACATTAGCAGACGGATATGTATTAGAATATAATGCCAATAGTGGAAATTTTATTACCACAGATGTTTTACGTAATTTAAGAAATTTGAATGTAACTGGAGTAACAACAACATACAAATTAGATGTCATAGGAATTACATCTTTTAGAGGTGATTTGTATGTTGGTGCAGATTTATATGTGGCAGGTAATATAAATTCAACTCAAATTGATGGAGGAGAATACTGATGTCAAAACCAGCAAGTAGACAAGAACTAGTGGACTATTGCCTAAGACGCCTAGGTGCCCCTGTATTGGAGATTAACGTTGATGATGACCAGATAGATGATTTGGTTGATGATGCCCTCCAGTACTTCCACGAGAGGCACTTTGATGGCGTAGAAAGAATGTATCTGAAGTATCAATTTACTCAAGATGATATTAATAGAGGAACCGCATCAAAAGGAAGTGGTGTTGGATTAGTAACTACAACAGGAACATCGACAAATATATCAGGTCTTGGAACAATTACTTCCAATTTTTATGAAACATCCAATTTTATTCAAGTTCCAGACTCTGTAATTGGAATAGAAAAAGTTTTTAAATTTGATGCCAGTTCTATCTCTAGAGGTATGTTTAGCATTAAATATCAACTATTCTTAAATGATTTATACTATTTCAATTCAATTGATTTATTACAATATTCGATGGTAAAAAGTTACCTTGAGGATATTGATTTTCTTTTGAGTACCGATAAGCAGATAAGATTTAATAAAAGACAGAATAGAATGTATCTTGATATTGACTGGGGATCTCAACAAGTTGGAACTTTCCTAATAATTGATTGCTACAGAATTTTAGATCCAAATACCTTCACTGATGTTTATAATGATAGTTTTCTAAAGAAATATCTGACTGCACTTATGAAAAAGCAGTGGGGGCAAAATTTAATTAAATTTAGAGGAGTTAAATTGCCAGGAGGAATTGAACTAAATGGTAGAGAACTTTATGAAGATGCTGAAAAAGAATTAGAAGATATCAAGCAAAGAATGGTCCTTGAGTACGAATTACCACCTTACGATTTTATTGGATAATGGCACTCAATCCCTTCTTTCTTCAAGGTTCACCCACAGAACAAAGTTTAGTTCAAGATTTAGTAAACGAGCATTTGAGAATGTTCGGGATTGAAGTATATTATATTCCCAGAAAATTATTAAAAACTGATAATATTATCAGAGAAGTGCAGTCATCAAAATTTGATGACAATTTTATTATTGAAGCATATTTAAATAATTATGATGGTTATTCTCTTGGTAGTGATATTATGTCCAAATTTGGAATTTCTCTGAAAAATGAATTATCACTTGTTATTTCTAGAGAGAGATTTGAAGAATTTATAAGTCCATTTTTATCGGAAATAATAGCAGGAGAACCAAATTATTCACCTGGAGAAAGTTTAATTTTCTCCACTAGACCAAAAGAAGGTGATTTAATTTATTTTCCCTTAGGAGAACGAATTTTCGAAATAAAGCACATAGAATTTGAAAATCCTTTCTACCAATTAGGAAAAAATTATGTGTATGAATTGAAATGTGAATTATTTGAATATGAGGATGAAGAAATTAGTACTGGTGTCGAAGAAATTGAATCCACACTATCCGATACTGGATATATAACTGATCTAAAATTAGTTGCATTTGGAGGAACTGCCAAATGTGAGGCAATTATTAGTCCATATGGTGGAGTAAATCAAATTATAGTGACTAATGATGGATATGGTTATAGTGGGACACCCATTGTTTCTATAAGTGCTCCACCCAATTTGGGATTATATTTTAATCAATTTTTAGGTACATCTGAATTAGATGTGAATTCTTCCAGGGCAACTGCTGTTGCCATAACAACTTCTATAGGTGGAGTTAGGTCTATCGATAGAATTTTAATTACAAATACCGGATATGGATATAGTGTTGCACCAACAGTTACAATATCTGGTGGTGGGGGAACAGGGGCTTCCGCAATTAGTAACATAGCAACTGGTATTATTAACAAAATTCAAGTTACTGATAGAGGAGATAGATATTATACTCCACCAATTATAACTATAAATCCTCCTGTAGGTGTGGGTGTAACTGCCACTGCAATTGCAAAAATTTCTTCTGGTAGACTTTCTGAAGTTCTACTCATTAATGCAGGATCAGGTTATACTTCCCAACCAACAATAACAGTATCGGCACCACCAATAATTGGATTTGGTACTTATATTATTTCCGAAGAAGTGGTAGGAAGTTTGTCTGGAACTTCGGCAATAGTTAAATATTGGAATAATCCAGGAAAAGATATTGATAAGACTTTAAGAGTCTATCTAAATAGTGGAACCTTTAGTGAAAATGAAGTAATTGTGGGATCTGCATCATCTGCAGTATATACGTTAAAGTCATATAATTTGGATACCACAAATGATAAATATTCCCAAAATGATGAGATAGAGGATGAAGCAGATTTGATAATTGATTTCAGTGAATCGAACCCATTTGGTATATACTAATGCTAGGAAAATATTATTATCACCAGATTACTAGGAAGACAATAATTGCTTTCGGAACACTTTTCAATACAATTTTTATTAAACATAAAAATAATGATAATGATATTATTTCAGATATGAGGGTTCCGTTGGGATATGGACCTATGCAAAAATTTCTTGCAAAGATTGAGCAGCAAGAGAAATTGAATAAACCAGTTGCTATTACATTACCAAGAATATCATTTGAAATGACTTCTATTCAGTATGATTCCACAAGAAAGGCAAATGTAACTCAAACATTTAAAACTTGTGGTAATGGTGATACTATAAAAAAAGTTTATATGCCAGTTCCATATAATATTGGATTTCAATTAAATATTATGACTAAGTTGCAAGATGATGCTCTACAAATAGTAGAACAGATTCTTCCAAATTTTCAACCAGCATTTAATCTGACAGTAGATTTGATAGATTCTATCGGAGAAAAAAGAGATATTCCTGTGGTTTTAGATAGTGTATCCTTTACCGATGATTATGAAGGGGACTATTCAACTCGGAGAACCCTAATATATACTTTAAATTTCACAGCAAAGACCTACCTATTCGGACCAATTTCTGATAGTACAGAGGGTCTTATTCGTAAGGTTCAGGTTGATATGTATACTAGTACCGATACTACAACTGCCAAGAGAGAAATGAGATATACTCTTGTTCCAGACCCAATAGATGCGGGACCAGATGATGATTTTGGATTTAATGAAACATGGGAAACATTTGGCGATGCTAGAACATATAGTCCAACTCAACAAAGTGATATCTAATATATTATGAAAAATAATTATGAGGATTTAGATAAAGCACTGAATATTGAAAGTAGTATTGTTGAGGTAGAGAAATCTATTACACCAATAGATATTATTCCAACACAGAATAATGATATAAAAAAAGATTATGAATATACTAGGGCAAATCTATATTCATTAATTGAAAAAGGTCAAGAAGCAATTAATGGAATTATGGAACTTGCCAGTGATGGTGGAAGTCCAAGAGCATACGAAGTGGCAGGGCAATTGATTAAAAGTGTTGCTGATACTACTGATAAACTTATAGACCTACAGAAAAAACTGAAGGATGTTGAAGAAGATAATACTAAAGTTTCAAATAATGTTACTAATAATGCTGTTTTTATTGGTTCAACTTCCGAACTTTCAAAAATACTGAAGCAAGGTTTTCTAAATAATAAAGAATAGTGTTTTCCTAAAGTGCCCAAATTAAAACCCCACCATACGGTTGAGAGTATTGCGAAAAAGCATCGTCAGGATATTTCTTTTGTAAGAAATCAACTTAAGATGGGTATTGCTATTGAAAAGGAGCATACTAAAGATAAAGATCTTGCCGCTGATATTGCTCTCCAACATCTTGACGAGTTTCCAGATTATTACACTAAGTTGAAAAAGATGGAGTCTGATGCTAGAAAAGAGCATAAAAACTTTAAAGATGTGAAGGAGGGAAATCTCAATAAATGGTTTGGAGACTCCAAATCAAAAGGAGGAAAACCTGGTTGGGTAAATGTTGTTACTGGAGGAACCTGTGCGAGTGATGAACCTGGAGAAGGTGTTCCTAAATGCGTTTCTTCCGAAAAAAGAGAAAGTATGACTAAAGAAGAAAGATTATCTGCCTCAAGAAGAAAGAAAGCAGCAGATAAAAACCAACAATCAAAATCAGGTGCCGCTAAACCAACTTATGTTTCTACAGATTCCTCTAAAAAGAAAATGAACGAAGAATCAGATGTTAAAGGTAAGGGAAGCGGCACAAAAGACGCTTGTTATAAAAAAGTTAAATCAAGGTATGATGTTTGGCCTTCAGCATATGCTTCTGGAGCACTTGTAAAATGTCGTAAAGTTGGTGCCGCCAATTGGGGAACTAAAACAGAGGAGACACAAATGACTAGATATTGCCCCAAATGTGAGAAAGATGAGACTAGAGAAGAATGTAGATATGGTCCCAAGTATTGGGATATGTTCTCAATACCATCAAGTTTATCCCAGAATCAAATAAAGTTTAGTATTGCCCAGGTTCATCCGGCAAATGAGTCTAAAGAACCAGACCACGAATATTCTATGGCTCGTTCTGAACTCTCTACAATTATTTCTGCGGCAAAAAGACTCCGTGGTAAATTGAATGGTGAAGGCAATATTGAGGCATGGGTTCAATCAAAAATTACAAAGGCAGCAGATTATATTGATGCCGCTGCTGACTACCTAGATAGTGGAGAACACGACGTTAAAGAGGCGTGTTGGAAAGGTTATAAGCAAGTTGGGATGAAGAAGAAAGGTAAAAAAATAGTTCCAAACTGTGTTGAAGAATCAGTTTCAATTGAAGATGCGAATGGAAATCCTTATGTGGAGTTTATTGATATTATGAAACCAGAACCTCTAAGAGCGACAAGAGGTATTGGAAGTAGAATTCTTGGAGAAGGAAAAACTTTTGGAAACTTTATGATTGAAGCATCCGCTGCCTGGCAAAGAAAAGCAGGTAAAAATCCTGAGGGTGGTTTAAACGCAGCAGGAGTTGCATCTTATAGAAAAGAAAATCCAGGTTCAAAATTGCAAACTGCCGTTACTACTAAACCATCAAAATTAAAACCCGGTTCTAAGGATGCAAAACGCAGAAAATCATTCTGTGCTCGTATGAGTGGAATGCCTGGACCTACGAAAGATGAAAAAGGTCGTCCAACAAGAAAGACATTATCCCTAAGAAAGTGGAACTGTAACTAAAATGAAATCCTTCAATCAGTTTATTTCAGAAAGTGTTAATATTGCCGGAAATTTCAACGGCAATCTTTATATGAATGGTTCAGAATCTCAATCAGAACCCGTTGGAGAATCTTTTACCGCAGATATAGTTTGGGAAGGTAAAATGTATAGATTAGAAGTTGAAGGCAAGATGTTGAACAAAAATCAACTTGCGGAGCAACTTCAGGGAGAATATCCAGGAGCAATTGTACATAACATTTACCCCCAAACAACAAATTCTTTAAAAATTAAGAACTCACAAAGATATCAACCAGAAAGACTAACTTGGACTGATTAATTATGGCACAGTTTAATAAGAATACGCAGGACTTTCTGAATCAAGAAAGAAGTCTTTTTGAAGTCCCAATGATTGCGACTAAAGATGGAGAAGTTGTAAGTGAAACAAATAGATTTCCAGTAGGTATTGGAACAACTGGATTTGTTGCGATTAATCAAGGTGGTTCTCCAGTCACATTCAACAATCCATTTCCAGTATCATTAGGTTCTTCCAATATTACGATTACTGGTGATGTAAATGTAGGAACAACAGTATCAGTCACAAGTACTCCACAAGACCCAGTACATACTCATATTACAGAAGTTGGTTCAAGTGGTATTTTGCAGGATATGGGTATTCCTTATCTTCCAGTAGGTATATCAACTTTTAATAATATTATAGTTATCAAACAATCTGAAGGCAGTTTATATTCATTCAACAATCACGCAACAAATACACATCGTGGTTGGACTATGGATGATACAATGAGACCCGTAATGAGTATTAGAGTGAATAGTTCTGGAACTACTATAGCAGATTTGGCAGAAATTACGGAATATGAAATTGGAAATAATAATGCCAATCAAAGTACTATCATCTATGAGTGGTATGAGGGTGATATTAATATTGCTGGAGCAGCAATTCCTGCTTGGAATTCATTAGGAACAAAATTACAATATAGAGTATATCAAGATAAGTATAGTAGTAATGCAGGAAATACCTTCACACAAAATAGTTCTGTCATGAGACATAGTGGAGTTATTATTGGAAAAAATACTTCTGATGATGAAGGACCATCAACTATGCATGGTGGAGCATCTCCAAATATGCTTACACTTTGTATGAAAAGAGTTGATAACTCAACCAAATTAGATGTTTGGTTTGCTTTTACTTGTAAGGAATTATCTTAACTAATATGGATATTCAAGACATTCAACTAAAGATAGGTGATGCATATCTCTCCAACCCAAATCTAAAGAGAGCAAATACTCCAATACAATTTACCGAAGAACAAATTATTGAGTTCTTAACTTGTAAGGAAGACCCTGTTTATTTTGCCAAGAAATACATCAAGATTGTTAATGTTGATGATGGTCTTGTTAAGTTTAATATGTGGCCCTTTCAGGAGAGATTAGTCAGCAACTTTCATAAGAACAGATTTAACATAGCGAAGATGCCACGCCAAGTTGGAAAGTGCTTTCATATAAATACATCTATGAAGGTGAGAAATAAAATCACCGGAGAAATTATAGAACTAACTGCAGGAGAACTTTATGGCAAAATCGAGGAAGAAAACAATTCTGACTTGTCTTGATTGTGGAAAAGTTTTATGTGGAGGAAGAGAATTATCTAACCATATCCGAAAACAACACGGATATAACAATTATAATGAATATAAAATTAAATATGGTTTAATTAAAACTCAAGAACAATTGTTAAAAGAAGGAGCAGTGGAATGTAAGATATGTGGTTTAATAGCACACGATTTAACATCCCATATAACAAGAACTCACAAAATCACAACACTAGAATATAAAAGTAAACACGGAAATATTATTAGAAGTAATAATTATATACAGTATCAATCGGAGAGAATAAAAGGAGATAAAAATCCGGCATATAATCACGGCGGAAAATATTCACCATTTTCAGATAAATTCATTTACTCGGATAAAATAGATAAAGAAAAACTTATAAAAAAAGTTTCAGATTCCACTAAAAATAATGGTAACAATAGTACCACAATAAAATATTGGATAAAAAGAGGTTTTACTGAAAGTGAGGCAAAAGAAAAACTAAGGGAAAGGCAAACTACATTTACACTCCAAAAATGCATTGAAAAATATGGGGAGGAGGATGGTATACAAAGATGGGTGGATAGGCAAGAGAAATGGAAAAATAGTTGTAAAAAAACTAAGTGTAGTAACTTTTCTAAAGTTTCCCAAGAATTATTTTGGAAAATTTACAATAATTTAATAGAAAAAAATAATATATTTTTCGCTGAATTAGATGATAATAAAAATCCGGATTATAGTGGCATTAACAATGAATATAGATTAAAGACTTCTCATAGAATGCTTCTTCCCGATTTTATAGATATTAACTTAAAAAAAATAATAGAATTTGATGGCACATATTGGCATAATAAACATAAGATTGATAATCCAAATAAATTGAGGGATAGTGTTCGTGATGAAATATTAATTAGTTCTGGATATAATGTGCTACATATTAAAGAAGAGGATTATAAAAATAATCCGGATGAATGTGTATCAAAGTGCTTAAATTTCTTAAATGAATAAATTTATAGAACAATTTAATTCTAGTCAGTGGGAAGTTGAGACACCATCCGGGTGGCAAGATTTTTCTGGAATTGCAAAAACTATAGAATATGATGAGTGGATTGTAACTACAGAATCTGGAAAATATTTAATATGTGCTGATAAGCATATTTTTATAGACAAAAACTGGAATCAAGTATTTTGTGAAGACCTAGTAGTTGGTGATGAAATCCAAACTTCTGAAGGTATAGAAAAAATTTCATCAATAGAGATTACAGAAACTAAATCTAATATGTATGATTTGGTTGATGTTAATGGCGGAAACATATATTATACCAATAACATAGTTTCACATAATACAACAACGGTAGT